GAGTTTCAAAAGTTTGATTAAAAACAGCAGGACCGTTTATAGGAAAATTAAATCCTATCCCAGTCCTTTGACTTATATCTAATGGGGATCGTCTTTGAACTAAAGTAGCCATCTAATTATTTTATGAATGCTCCTATTTGATCTAAAGATACTTGACCAGGTGGTAATGTACCATTGGTTGAATCCATACCAGGTTGGGGTTTAAAAGTACCCTGAAGATTATTAGTAGTCATAGTTTGACCAGTTTCTGCTAAAATATCTCTATAAGAAGTTCTTAAACCATTTCTTACTCCCTCTTGTTGTTGTGGGGAGGTTCTATTTTCTGTAATAGGTGTAGAAGATCTACCCTTTACAGCTTCTAATAAAATCTCTTTTAACTCCTCATGTATAACCTCTCTAGTAGCTTCTTTAATTATATTTTTTAGTCTTTCTACTTTCATCTTATTATTTGTTATAAATACTGCAATATTAAAAATTATTATCTATCTTTTTTACGAATTCTATTTCTTCTTCTATCTTTAGCTTGTTGTTTTCTTTCTCTTCTGTCCTGTTTCCTATCTTCCCTAGCTTCTCTTCTTGTTAAATCACCAGCTTTTCTTAACTGCCTTCTTTCTTTTTTATCCTCACGTTTATCTTTTCTCCTTAATTGGTTAATTTGTTTTTTAGTAAAACGTGGAGGTAAACCTGGTAAATCAACTTCTATATCCTCTATATCAGTAGAAGGAATAATAGTTTGAAATCCCTCTATGGAGGGGTCTGAAATATCTAGTTGATCTTCTATAGAAATATTAGGATTATTAGTGAAAATTAGATTATAATTATCAATTTGAAATTGCATTTCTAATACTAATACTTGTGGGGAATTAGTATATGATAAATCTGTTGCTAGTGATACTCCATTAGTTTCATTTACCCCTAAAACTCTTGTTTGAGTTAATTCACCTTGACCTCCCACATATTGTAATGTAAGTCTAAATCCTTTATAAAATAAGGGATCATCAGAATTAGGATCTAATCTTAATAATAAATTATCTTCATTGGCTAAATTAGCACTCTTATCACTAGAATCTCCGGATTGAGATAAAGCTTCTTGGTTAGCAAAGGAAATTTCATTTTGTATATCCGCTAACGAAGTACCCCCAGATCGAGCTATATAAAGTAAGAATATAAATATATCTTGTATAATTGTTATAACATCTATAATGGGTTCTAGTATATCAACTATATTTTCTAATTTATCTTGGATATTTTCACTTTGAGTAGATATCACATCGCTAGAATCTCTAGTTTTCTCCACGAGGGGAGCTAAATCATCTAGAGTTTTACATAATGTAGTTATTATACTTACGGGTAAACCTACACCTGGTGGGGTACTAGTAGGTATAGGTAGAGATGTAATTAAATCGGTGGCTATTTGGATGCTTCTAGCTACTCCTCCTATAGTTGTACTAGTTCTATTTAATGTATTTAGAATAGATCTAGTAGCTATTACTGTAGCATTAATAGAAGAAATAACAGTAACTGTAGTTTGCAGTTGTTGTTCTATTTCTCCTAATGCATTTGCTAAATCTCTTTTATTTTGTTCAGGTAAAAATTGGTATGTTTGTTGATATACCGCTCTAACAAATTCAGGATCCCTTAATTTTGAAGTATCATATTTACCCCCTTTTTCTCTTCCCGCTCTATCATTTCTATTTTCTGCTCTTCTATTTTGATTTTCCTGTCTTATTTGTTGTTTTACCTCCCTAATTCCTTGTCTAGCTTCTTTTACTTCTACTTTTTGTTCTGATTTAACTTCCCTTAAAAGTTGATTAGCTTCTCTTTGGGTTAATAAACCAGCTTCTACTTGTTGATCTAAAATTTGTTCTACTTCATCTATTTCCCTATCAAATTCCGCTTCTTCTAAATCTCTAATATCCTTAGCAGCATCAATTCTTTTTTCTTCATCCGCCCTCCTCTCAGCTCTCTCATCCCTTTTTCTTTGTCTTTCTTCCTTATTATTATCTTTTCTTAATTGTCTAGCCTCTTTTCTTCTTTCCTTATTATCATCTCTTTCTTGTTTTCTATCATCTTTTCTTTGATCTCTATCCTCTTTTCTTTGAGCTCTTCTAGCTTTTCTTAATTGTTCTCTTTCCTGAGGAGTTAGCTTTTCTTCTTCTCTTTTATCTCTTCTAGCTTGTCTATCTGCTTTATTTTGGGCTCTTCTAGCTTTTCTATCTTTTTCCCTTTGTTCTCTTCTTGCTTTTCTTTCTTCAGGGGTTAATTTAACTCTTTTTCCATCTTCTTCCCTAAATTGTTTTTTTTCATCATCCCACAGTATACGTTCTTGTTCTAGAGCATCTTGGTATGCATCTCTAGCTGCTTTTCTAAGTTTTTTTTCTGTTTCAGCATCAATTTCTGGTTCTTTATCCCTTTTATTAGTTTTGACTTTAATTGTAATTCTATTTTCGGCATATAAGAACTGGATATCAGGTACATTTTCTACTTTATATCGTGAATTAACTAATAGGGTAATATCCCCAGCCGTAGCTCCCTGGCCTGATATAGTTGAATAGATTCCATTTTGTAGTTCATTTAATAAATCTCCCCTAAATTCTTTTTCATACGGATCTATTTTTCTCTCTATTTCTTTTACTTGACCTAAATTAGGTAAAGGTACTTCTACAATTTCATCAGGTGGAAAAAATTTAATAACAGTAGAAAAAGTTATTCTACTAGCTAATTCATCTATCCCATCCAGAGTATTCCTATATTCTTCTTTAATTCGGACTAATTCAGCTTCGTGTCTTGCAGACCTTGACCTTTCTTCAGCTAACCTTTCTGCTCTTCTTTCCCCTATTTCTTGTGCCTTTGCAGAAACTCTTTGTGCTATTTTATTTTGAGCTTTATTACTTAATACTACTAATTTATCCTCAAATAACTGTTCAATTGAAAAATCAATAGGTATTGGGGCCCCAATTTTATTTTCTATTTTATTTTCAAAAGTATCTAATAGCCCATCAGCTAATTGAACTCCATATCTAACAGCTAAATCATCAAGTTTAAAAACCTGATCTCTGGCTAATTGTAGTAATCTTGCTATTAGGGATTTAAAACTCATTATTTAGAAAAAGTAGTTTTAGATTTATAACTTTCGATATTATTAAGAATTTTTTGTGCAGCATTTTTAATACTACCCCCTATATCTAATAAATCATTATTTGATTCATTATTTTCAGTTAACATGGGAGTTAACTCAAAGTTATTACCTAAGGTAAATAAAATATTAGCTAAATTTTCTATATCTGCTAAAAATTTATCTCCTAAAATAACAGGTTCTATAACATCAAAATCATTACTTCCTAAGGTTATTTCCGAATTTTTTCCTACAGAAATAGATACCCCTTCCACAGCATCCATATTAACAGATTCTTGGGAATTCAAATTAATAGAATCATTAGATGTTAATAAAATACTATCATCATATGAATTAAATAATAATCTACCTGAGTTTAAAATTATTTGGGGGTTAGAATATTCTTTAGGAGATCTAGGTTCTAATCCCTTATCAAAAGATGTGTAAGATTTAGAAGCCACATCTATAGAAATTTTTTGAGTTGAAGTAAGATAAATACTACTTTCATCTTTATTAATATCTTCTACTTGGGGTATCCAAGGGTCCTTATTGTCATCATATTGATTATTTCTTAAAATAGTAATAGGATCACCATTTATACCAGAAATAGACCATGGGTTAGGAACACCTGAATTATTAACAGTTGAACCGAATCTTAAACTTTGCCCCCACCTACCCTCATGTATAATATCTCCCTCAAATGATTGAAGAGGTTTAATATTGGACCGTTCTATAAAGGTATTACCTAAATCTATTTCTGTACTTCCATCAGTTACTCTTCTTACAGCTCCGGCTATAGTTTGTTGGTAATCTTGTTTTTGAGATTCGGGAATAGCATCATTAATAAGGGGATTAGGTAAAGCATTATGATGGTTACTATTCCATAAGTTTATGGGTTGGAAATAATAATAGGTAATATCATTAGGATCTTCCCCAGCGTTAGCGTCAGGTAAGGCTATTACATAAACTATTTCATCTTTTAATGGGTAATTTTTAAAATTAGGAAAAAGAGGTTTTGCTATATTATTTACATCTACAGCCACACCCGCCTGTTGAGTCATCTTTTTAAAAAAAATACTTCCTATGGACGACCAAGCTCCTATTTGAGAAAATAAATATGGATCACTAGTTTCATCATACATAGTTAATAATACCCTAGCAGAGAAAATACCTCCTTTTTTTGTAGGAGTTACTGTAGGTGTCATTAAAGAAGATAAACCTGTTCTACTCTTTGCCATCCCCCTGTGTTAATTCTTTTATAGTACCTTCTAAACCATGAAGTAATTGTTCTTTTTCTTCATCTGATAAACCAAATTCGTCACCTGATGAACTAGATTGCAAAGTCCTTTGTACTATACCTGCCATTTTAACTAACTGTTCATTATTTTTAATGCTAATTTCTAGGTATTCTTTAATTAAAGGAACTATTAAAGTAGCATCACCTATTTCTTGTACTAAAGGTTTTAATTCTTGTATTAAAGCAGTTACTTGGGTATTTTTTTGTTGTTGCAAATCATAGATTTCTTCCAACAAATCGGAAAATTTTTTATCCTTAAATATTATGGAATCCAATAACCCCATTTTTCTTATAAATATATAAAGGATTAAATATTATTAAAATCCCCCTAATTTATTAAACTTTTCATACTTTTCATCAAAAATGGAGTATAATATTTTAGCATTTTTAGTTATTTGGGGTGTTTTAACATCCATCATCTCTCTAATATAAATGTATAAAGCCTTTTTATTGAAAACATCTATATTATCTCTTTTTCTAAATAATTCTAAAATACAGTCAGCTACCTTTGCATCCTCAGGTTTGGGAAATAAATTATTTAAGTTATTAGAACAATAATCAATATAATAATCCATAAATAATGATAATCTATCCTTAGGTGTATAACCGTTAAAAGATAAATCTCCCCATTCTAAATCTAAGTCATATTTCATTTTAGGGTGGGAAGTAATAGAGTTTGAATCATCATTAGGTGAATCATCATTTTGGCTTAATGAATAATTACTAATTAATTTTTTGTAATTTTTTTCATTATATACTATAAGATACCTTTTTACTATAGTACCAAAATAAGAATAGGCTTTAGCACCTTTAGAAGGATCAAATAAATGTATTTTAGAAAGAAGAAATGTAATTATTTCATGTTGTAAATCCTCTAAATCCTCTACATCAGTATTGTAAAATTTAAAGGTGTGAATTATATTCTCCGTAAGTTTGTAGAAGGGCCAATGGATATAACCCTCGTAAATATCACTTCTTTCCTTTGGATTATTACTCCTATTATATCTAACTATTGCATCTTCAGTGTCCTTAGTAAAATATCTTCTTTTTTGTTTTTGGGCTTTATGTTTGGCTATTATCCGGTCCATCCTGATCTAAGGTTTTGATATTAAATTCGTTTAGAATTTTTTGTAATTCCATAACCTGATTAAAGAAAAAACCTATTTCATCGTCCGATTTAAAAGAACCTCTACTGTCTAACTTTTTTAATTTTTCATCTGTTAGTTCAATAACTTGTGATAACCTTTCTAAATAACCTAAATAACCTATAATAAGGTCTTCTGCAGTTTCATTTTTACGTAATAAATTAAGAGTAGTATACCCTAATACCCCTAATAAAATAACTAATACTCCTATTATAATATAACTAATCATAAATTATCCAACATATTTTTTAGTCCCGAACTACTAACCGATGATAAGGCTTTTTTCTTAGCCGAAGTATTGGACTTAGTAGGTAAAGGAGAAGAGGTAGAATTAAATTTAGGTAACCATTCCTTCTCAAATTCTATTCTAGCAGCCATTAAATCAGCCTGGTGTAAGATATAAGGTAAGCTAGTACGTGGTTTTTGTTCCGGCATAAATGATTTTAGGTATTTAGTATTAGCATCATCATATAAACCATCATGTGTTTGAATAGCTAACATTTCATTAAATGTATAAGTAACACCATGGGACTGTAACATAAATAAACCCCTATCCGGAACCGAAGAAAATGGTACTTCTTTGTTAAACATATAATCTTCACCTAACTTTTCACGTCTCCATTTATCAGTCTGGGGGATATATGATGCATTATTTTCATCCCCCATCTTACCTAGATCATGATTAATAGCCGAGAATACTAGTTCTTCTATAGTAAATGTAGATCTATCCATTTCAAATTCACACCATACATCATAAATTTTAAGTGACGCAGCTACAACCCTATTTACATGGTCTACATAACCCCCTGGAAATGAATTATGATATTCTTTTTTATGAGCCGCGGGCATTAGAGAAATTCTTTCCTCATACTTTCTATAGAAATCAAGTAATTTTTTCTGACGTTCTCCTGTAATATACTTTTCGATATTACCTAAAAATTCAATCCAATTAGACTGAATCTGTTCTGCTGTTAAATTCATATATTAACGTAAATTAGATGTATTATTTAGTTCTCTACCATCTAAGGGTTCACGTTCAAGCTGGGTAGCTATATCCTCTACAATATCATTAATATTACCTAATTCATTTTTAATATCTCTAGGATTAGTATTAGTAGAAACCATATTATTGATAACTGTCAATTTAGTCTGAATAGACTGTAGTTTGCGAAAGAAGTACTCTCTATTTCTCATAGTTTAATTTTATAATTTTGAAACCTTTAACACCTATTTTTTTTCATAAGTTATTATGTTTCATTAACATGTTCTGAAGGTACGAAAAATATTTGGGGGAATCACGTTTTTTGTGAAGAGCTTTTATAAAAATCAATAATTTTTTTAAGAGTTAAGCACTTTTCATATTCTTCTATACCTTCAAAAAATAAAAGTGACTCATATAATGCCATATCCATTAATTCTCCCTTATACCTTAATAAAGCTTCTTTATGTATAGGTTCACTTAAATTAATATTACTTATATAATTCATAGCCCTAGTAAAGGTTAAAAATTCGTAGGCTTTAGAAATATCATCAGAATCTAGGGAGATATCATCTTTTACAATATTATCTATAAAATTACCTCCTACATTTTTATAACCATTAATAAGTTTTCTAAACATAGCTACCCAAAAAATGGGAGTAGCTGTAAAATCCTCATATGAGGTTATATTAATAGGAGTACCATCTAATTCCTCATTATTAGAAAATAAAGAAAAAATTTTGGATATATTCATGTTTATAAATACATTATTGATGTAAAGTGGCTAATGTTCCCTCAAGAGCTTCAATTTCAACACATATTTTAGCATATTCTTGTTCTACATTAATTTTTCTGGGATTATCAGGATGATATTTCCATAAATCATCCTTCATATTAGCTAAATCAGCTAATTTATTTAATAAATAAAGATGTTCTGTTACTTCTTGAGCCATGAGTTAATATTAAATAATTAATTATTATATTTAAGGAGGACTAGGTTCGGATTTCCACTCATTACTTTCAATTATGGGTATTATCTCTTCGTGTGTGTATAGTGTTTTATTATTTAAAGAATTAATTGTACTAGGTATATCTCCAGTATATTTTACAATTGCTTTATCTCCACTAACGTTCTGTATCGTTGTTTCGATACTTGTTGTTAATAACTGATCATAATTAAGTAATATTAAATCAGATGTATTTACTATTACATAAGTTCTAGAGTCCATATCTATCTTTTGTTGCGTTATAATTTTGTAATGCCTCCGCTGCACTTAATGTTTTATTATACATCTTTATTGCGGATATTCTTCCATCTAGAAAAAATCCTGACCTGTTGCCTCCCGCAAAAATATTCTTTCCTGTTGCAAAATTGGTAGCACTTGCATCTCCTTGAGCAAATAAACTCCCATTTAAATACATTTTAGCACCGTTTGTATTAGTGGTTCCATCCCACATACAAACTAAATGATGCCACTGTTCTAGAGCTGGATAGGTACCGTTAATATTAACTATATAAGATGAATTATTACTTATAACAAAAATTAAATTTGTTCCATTACCAAAAATATCAAAATTTCTTTGAGTTGTATTTCCACGCGTGGTTCCCTTAGTAATAATACCATCATTTTTAGAGTCTGTAGTATCAGCATAAAACCATACATCTATTGATAGTGGGTAAGACTCAAAGACGGCGGGATTACCAAAATCTACTTGATCATCCACCCCATCAAACACAAAATATCCTTCCTGAGATGCCGTATAAGCTGCTCCATTATTAATAGTTCCATTATTGCCATTAACTACATCAGTCCATGTAGTACCAGTTCCTGAATAACTAAATAAATCCGATGCATCAGCTCTGAAAATTAGACTATCCGTAACAATACTTTCAGAGGGAGATAACCTACAAGTATAATTACCAGTACCCCTTAATTTAATATTTCCACTTTCCGAACCCGAAGTAGGGGTAAATATTACAGAGGAATTTTCTGAAGGGACTACAACTCCAAATTTAAATTTATTCTGTACTATTCCATTTTCAACTATATTAGTAAAATTACTAAATGAACCCGAAGTATAATCAATAATACTTGCAGTATATGAACCATCTGAATTTATATTAGTATTTTGCTCAATAACAAAATAAGC